GTTTCGAACCGTCGTCAGCATGTTTGCAATTTCGGGGTTTTTCGTCGGGTCGACGTCCATAGTGGCAATCGGGTTGAGATTGTCCTTCATGGCCTGGTAGCTGTTCTGAATTGTGGGCGTCCAGCTGCCTGTATTGAGCAAGTCGCTTGACAGCTGCCGGTATGCGCCCGCGTTCGGATCACCCTTGCCAGCGTTGGCCTCGAGCGTGTTAATCGCGCCCGTTTGCGTGCCCGTGGGCTGCCCATAGCCCCCGCCCATATTCTGGAAGTTCCCCCACATTTGCTGAAGGAAATTCGAGAGATAGGGCATCGTTGGAGCCCAAGGGTTCGTTTGCTGGTTTTGGGTCTGGCTGCCGGACGTGTCCTTGCTGCCCATGTTGAAGCTCATTGCACAACCCTTTCAAAGACAGCGTGCCCGCGGTACTCGCCAACAATCTTGACGCCCGATAGAATGCGCCCCCATGCGGGCCGCCCGTAGCAGCGCACAAAGCTGCAGCCCTGTTCCCGGGCAAAATCAGCCATTGCGTCACACATTTTTTGCGCCCACCGGCGAACGTGAAAGCCCGAAAGATTGGCAACTTCCACGTAAGCCCCGCGCGTTTCGTTGCTGATGTAGGTCACAAAAGCCCCGTGAATGACGTTGCCTTCAGTGATCAGCCAAAGCGTGTCTTGCTGCCTAAAGAGACGCTCGAGGGCGTCCGCAAGCGTCAGGTCCGCAACATCAGCGCCGCGCTTGATATGGAAGCTAAGCCGGTCCCATAGGGGCATGATCAGGCATGCCGGAACCTGCCTGATTTTCAATTCACCCTTGAATTGCATAATCGAAAGTCCTCGAGCCCGCGTTGACTGAATGTGTGACCGTGAATTGCCCCATGGCTTTTGCGCTGACGTAGAAGCCCGACGATTGCGCCAAGGCGTTCGTTGGGCTCAGCAAGACAGTTGAGGCCGCCCCCATGTTTGGCGCTGTCACGGTCGTTGTGGTGCCCGCTGTGGCCAGGCTGAAAGAGCCCGTGGCGTTACTGCGGCCCGCGGCTAGGTCCCTGACCGCGCGAACAATGCGAGCCAGGCTTTTCTCGCCGATACTGGGAAGGTCGAGGCTCATCGCTTGCCTCTCATTTTCACGAGCGGCGAAATCCCGGTTAGGTATGTCCAATTCGCATTCGCCAAAACACGCACGCGGGCTCGAGCGTGGCGTGTATCGGCTCGGGCCGGAATAAACCCGCGAGCGTTCATCGGCTGTTCGAGAGTTAAGCCTGGATCATCGACGAGATTTTCGCGCTTGCTTACGTTACCCACAATCGCCGGCGAATTGCCGACCATGCCGCCCGCATCGGTAAGGGGAAAGAATCCCTGAATAAACATCCTTTGGCTGATTTGCGATTGCTCGGCCGTCTCAAGGATTGCTTCAAGGTTTGGGCCGGTGAGGAAGCCAAGGGTTGCGGTTGTATCGAAAATGCTAATTTTCGGGGATTGAGCCCCAGCCACGTTATCGAGGCTGAAGGGAAGCAGGTCTAGTGAACCGCCAATAATGCCGCCCGATGTATAAGCATGCACAAAAGCCGAGCCCTGCAAATCAACATGAGTCCCGTCAATGACCGTAATCGGCCAGTTTCCGTTGGCCTCGGTCGTGCCGCCAACGCCGGAAACAGCGACGATTTGATTGGTTGTATAACTTGCGGTTGATCCTACCGTCAGGCGAATTAGGCCGCTCGCGCCCACCGCCCCGGTGATTGTTTGCACCCCTGGCGCGATGGCGTCCAAGCCCTCCAGGGTGAGACCTGGCCGCGCCATACTGACGATGAATTGGCCCGAAAGACTAAAAGGTGCCCACCGGTCCAGAACAGGATCGTAAAGCAACCCGCTGTCCCAATTCGCGGCTGAGCCCGTGGCTGAGCGGTAAACCCAAATCACAAGGCCGGATTCAGGGGCATGAGCGCCGATCATAAATTGAGGGCTCGAACTATCCCAATTCGCAGCAAAGCTGCGGTCCACCTTCTCACGGCCAATCGGGATGATTTGACCGGCCGATAGCCGCTGAAATCCTTTTGTGGAGAGGAAATAAATATCCTCACCGGCCGAGACAACGCCATATGGAGCCAAAAGCCCAACGTCTTTCGCAACGCGATCAATCGAGAAAATCACATCCGAGCCGGGCGCAAAGACCATTCGGCGAATGCATTGGTCTTGGAAGACATAACCAAGCTCGCCCCCAACGCACGGACGAACAGGTCCGCCGTCTGGGAAGTCCTGAAAGTCCGAACTGTTGACGCCCGCAGTCCAGTTCGTCGGGTCATTCAAACCTGACCAGACAATTCGATAAGGCAGGCTTACGAGGCCCGAGAGCAAGACAAACCGGTTTACGATTGCAATATAAGAGGCCGCCGGGGGCGAGCCGGCGAGGTCTGCGAATTTGGTCGATGAGGTTAAATCGTAATATTGCGGATTTGCGTTAGCTTGAACAGCGAGAACAAAATTATTGAATTGCTCGAATTGCCAAAGGGCAGAGGCAGGAAGCGAAGTATAGCTAACGCCCCCTTTCGACACATTCGCCCAAGCAAGGGTTGTATTGTTGAGCAAATAAAGATCGGTAGCCGTGGCTGCGAAAATCGCCACGCTGCCATCGGTGCGGCGGCCGTAAAACCCCCCGCAACATGGCGCTGGCAGGGTCGACGTGAGGGCCTGGAACGAGGGGAAAGGCCCGTATCCATCGGCCCTTGGAATAACGTTGTTTATGCTCCCCGTGTATGTCGTGTTGAAATCAGCCACGTCTGGCCGGTATTCCCCAAAAGGGATCACATCGCCCATTAGAATTGCATCGGGCGCACATAGCCCCCGCCCCCGATTTGCGTCAGGCGCTTGGTTTTGCTCCTGAGGCTTTTCAGGGCTTCTGAGATTTGGCCGGCGGTCGGGTTTCCGTCGTCATCGATGCCGGGTCCGCCCATCGCCGCGGCGAGTTCGGCGTCGTTCGTGACATGAACGGCGAGTTCGTATTTCGCGCGCGACCGGATGAGACGTTCGCAATCGCACATCCAAACGTTGCCTTGCGTGCTGTCATCCGGCGGGGGCGGGGCCTGGATTACTGCGGCGATGCGAACCGTCCAACCCGTTTGCATCGGAGCCGGGTACAAGCGCAACCGTTGCTGATACCAACAATAGAGGTAAGGCTGCCCGACGCTCAGGCCTGGGACGCTCAAGGCGTCGATTTCCTCGGGGATTTCGGCGTTGAGCCGGTAAGGATAATTGCCGATGATCAACTGAATATAGTCGATTTTTAGGATGTTATCCATGTCCGGCAGGTCTACGTCTGTGTAGATATCCTGCCCAGCGACGGTCGGGAACAAGAGCGTTCTGCTCTCGTTGAAATAAAACCTCTCGTTGTTATAGGCGCTGATTGCGTCGTTAATCGCATTGGCAATCTGCGAGCCCAGATCATCACGCGCGATCTCATCGGCAATGCGTGTTTTCATTGCGCCTAGCGAATTCGCGGCCCACGGGTCATTTGACGCCATTTAAGCGGCCTTTCGGTTGGGTTGGCGGCCAGGGGGAGGGGGCGTCCCCCTGGCCTACTCGCGAGCGTTCAAGTGACGGCTTAGCCGTCGTTATTGGGGATGTACTCAATCACGGCGATGCCGGCTCCAGCCGTGGCCGCGCCGCCTGTCTGCGCGTAAACGAGGAACGGACGGACGTCGCCCGCTTGCGTGTTCGTTAGGCCCGTGCTCGTGCAACCGATAGTGGATTCGAACTTGCCTGTTGCGGCGACGGTTTGCCCGCTCATCATGTCATTGAATGAGCTTGCATTGTCGCCAATGCTGACCGTGTTCGTAGTGCCAGCGTTAAACGCCGTGGTCACGATCACGTTGGTTCGAAGGACGAGCGCGCCCGCGGGCAGATAAGCTGGAAAGGGAATTCCAGTTGCAATGTTTGGCGTATTCCATGCGAACGACAAGCGCATGTAATGAACTTCCTGTTCGGCCAGCTGCCGGGCAGTCCGTCCCTGTGTGTTGGTAGCCATTTCTGAAGCCTCAAAAAGTGAAAACGGAAGAAGAAGCGGGGGAAGCCCCCGCCCCCGATTAGTTCGCGTAAGTAGAAATGGTCACGGTTCCGAAGTCTTCAGCGCTGCCAGCGTTGCTGGACCAAACAGACTTCTTAAGACCAGCAATTGCCCAAGCGGACACTTCAAGTTTCCGCTTATGGTCAAGCAGTTCCTCATTCCATCTATACTTGTTCGCGCTACCGCCTTTACGCCCGTAAGCGATAATTGCACTTTGCGCGCCAAGTAAAACGGCGCGGCGAACAGTTGTAATCTGCGCGCCGGTCGTGGAATTGCAGCCCGTCGTCACGTCCTGAGAAACGCGCAGGATGC